TCAGCCATTTTTAATAATTGAGCCTCCGTATAAAGGCTATAATCTGTTGGATTAGCCTTTTGAGCTCTAGGATTTCCTGTAGTTCCTGTTACGGATGGAGTTTGTTTATTGCCGAACAAACTATTCCATGCTCCTTTTATTTTACTTCCTAATCCAGTGTTTTCAACTTGTCCATTAAGTGCATTGTCTATCTCAGTAGGTGTACCACCAGCAGTTCCAGTAACTCCAGAAGTTCCAGCACTTCCAGTTACTCCTTCTTCTTTATAATCTCTGGGAGTCATTCCTATCTGTTCTGCATAGTATGCGTTCATATCTTTATCAAATTTAATATCTACATTTTTCTGTCCTTGGGTAGCTTTTTGAGCTTCTTCCAGACTGTTGTAATATGTTCCTTGATTAAATAATTGATTTCTAGCATTAGTAGCCTGTTCCATTCTCTGAGTTTCTTTAGCTTCTCTGGATTTAGCCATTTCAGACACCATTGACTTATGAGTTTCTAAGATTTTCTGACCTTGTTCAGAAGTTATTGAATTTGCAATAGAATCATAAAAACCAGCAACATCTTTTGATTGGAGAGACTCCAATGAACCCATTAAATTTTCTGTAAAATCACCAATAAACTCCATTTCTGACTGAGCTTCTGCTATATGACCTTCATTGATATAACTCATTACACCTTGAAAATGAGACTGTAAATCTTTACTAGCAGCTAAATAAGCAACATTTATTTCTTGTAATTCCTGTTCGGTCCATCCATCTTTAATTCTTTCATCTAATTTTGCAGAAAAGTCTTTTATTTCCTTGGCTGTCTGTTCTTTTAATTTTTTAAGCTCTTCTTTAGCTTCTCTTTTTTCTTTTAATTCTAATTTTTTTTGCTTCCATGACATTCCAGACTCTAATCCTTGAGCCATGCCTCCAAAAAAATATCCAAATCCACCTGCCATATTAATACCTCTCTATAATAATAGAAACCCAAAAAGAAATCCGAATAACTGTCCTATTCCTCCCCACATAGCAGCTTTTTCATTGGCTTCTATTTCCATTTGAGTTAACTCTTTTTCATACTGAAACTGTTGTTTGTTTAATTGTGATGTTAATTCATATTCTAATTGCATATTTTGTTGCTGATATGCCTGCTGGATAGCTAACTTTTGTCTATCCATATTCTCCTGCCAAGCCATAAGCTTTGCCTCCTGCTTAGCCTGCCATGTAGCAAATTCTGGGGCATATTTTAATTGACTCTGTTGTGATAAATAATTTAGAAACTGTCCTGCATGACCCATAGCCTGTTCAAAAGAAGCCATTTTCATTAAAGCAGACTGTATTTTAATATCAGTTATACCTTTAGCAATTTGTTGTGTAGTATTTGCTTTAACTTTTTGAGTTTCGGAAAAAAGAAGACCAGAATTTGTAATTCCTCTTCTTTCCATCTCATTCTTCATTACTCTTATTTGTTCTTCTTCGTTAGCTTTCAGAACATCAGTTAATTGTTCTCCCATTAATTCCTGGGTCTCTTCAGGGATTCCATATCCTCCTGCATTTACCCAGTCTTCTACTTTTCCACCATAAGTTTCCTGCCATGCTAACTCTTCAGGGGATTGTTGATATGCAGGGGCTGCATCTACTTTAGGTGGCGAAACCGTAGTAGGGGTAATATTAGTAGTTCCTCCAGACTGTTGAAGTCCATACTCTGCCACTCCCATACCATGTTCTTGTTTATAATATGCGTCTCTAAGAGCATTTGCATCCATTCCATAGTTTTCTTGAGACCAAGTACCTTGTTCTTCTTGAGAAAAATCAGACCATGTTTCTGGAAGTGTTATTTTTTTTGTTACAGATTCTTCTGCCATAATTACTCCTTAAATTCCCCTTGACATTTTAATTTATTTGTGATATATATCATAAATCAACGAGCCTTAATATCTAATTTTACTGTTATTTGTACACTTAATCTGGACCTTGCAGTTGATTCAAATTTAACTAATTTACTTCCAGAACCTGTTATGTCATTTGTTATATCAATAGCACTTTGATTCTCTTTAAATGGTCCATAAATATCAGAATATGAATTTCCTTCGTTATTCGATACAGCAAATTTAATAGCTGGAGAATTATCTTCTTCGTGAATACCATAAGAAATATCATGTGTATGGTCTGGTGTACTATGAGTATGTGACATTCCATGTGTATGGTTTGGAATATCAACTTCATGTGTGTGAGTTACACTTTCACCACCTGTAGCTGGAACAAGAATGTCCCCATGCCCCATATCTGCTTGCAAGCCATTACTTGTAACATAAACTGCTGCACCAGCTGGGCTTTCATCAAATACAACAATCTTATGGGTATGTCCATGACTTGCATTTTCGCTTGTTGGTGAAGAACTACCACCACTTGCTGTAGTACTTGAACTGCTTGACCCACTTGTACTTCCCCCACCACTTTTAGCAGCAGTAGAATAGGCTCGATAATTCATAATCCAGAAATCCAGCCATACAGATACTATCTTAGTCATTTCTCCGATAATGTTGAAATGTACATAAAAAGGATAAGAATCATCTAGGGAATCCTGAGCATTTATAACATAAGTATTTCTTACTTCTTTCATATTATAAGAAGTTATTCCACCATCTATATAATCTCCTAATTCTTGCAACTGTAATTGAATCATCTGGATTCTTTTATTAATAAGGTCTTCTTTATTTTCCATAGGTGGCGTGGCTAAAATTCTATTAACTTTTTCTTGTGTATTCATTAATACTCCTCTGGGTGTGTATCAAATACTATCATATACCCCATAAATGTGATATCATATTTATCCGAAACATAAGGTCTTATCTGAATTGCTCTGCCTTCTTGTCCTCCGCCTACCAACGGAACACGATACCACTGAGTTGTATCAGCAGTTAAGGTTAAATCCTTATAAGTTTCACTTCCCATTCCATCTCTACCAAATAAAGTATAATACATTCTCAATGCAGTACCATCAGTAGATTTGACTTTTATGTAAATATCCCTAAATTCCTTATATAAATCAGGTATTCCAAAATCCATAAAATCTGTCTTATCATAACAGGCTATGGCAGACCCATCATCATCTAAATGGTCTGAGAATAACTCGTAGACTCTTCCCACCGATGTGGAACCACCAAATAATTGTTCTCCGTCTCCCATCCTATTCCATAAAGAATAACACGAAAAACCAAAATTATATACACCGAAGCTTTTGTTATCAATATCAATTATTATTGTTTCTGAATTTACTGTACTAGCACCTTTAGGATAACTTAACAAATACAAACCTTTATAGTAAACTGCCGTAGCTTTGTCTATATATGTATCATTTAGATTATCCTGGATATATTTACTTAATCTTTTATTTAATTCTTGTGATTGTGTACCATCAAAATAATATACACCATCAAAACTTAGATAGAACACTAAGTTTTCACATATACAAACTGACCTAGGTGCATAGGACCCTTTGAATGAATATGTATTCTTAAATTCAAAATTATCTGTATCAGTTCCTGCTAATCTCTCGATAGAAGCCTGAGACATTACTGGTAATACTGATAACTGTTCTATCATACCAGTAACTTTTTCTCTTCCACCAGTTTTTAGAAACCATGCAGGGTCTACATAATCTGGAGAGGTTGTTTCTGACCAATAGACGTTATCATCATCAGCATAATACATCTTGTTTCTTCGTTTACATATTAAATGAGCCCCAGAAGGTGGTACTCCATGAGTTATATGAAGTCTAGTTCCTAATTCATTATCAGCCTTTGTGGAACTATAAGATGTGGTACTATTATCAGCTACTTCTCCATCATAGTAATAAATAGCTCCTCCACCAGTAGTTCGGTAAATCCTTCTCTTGGATACCTTGTCATCACTTGATGTTGGTATAACAAGTTTAATACCATCTGTACTAGCACCTGATGTTCCTGAGGTAATAGCAGCACTAGCAGCTCCCCCATTAGATTCATAACCATCTTCATCTACATAAGTTACCTTGAAATAATAATCTGCTTCTTCGTCTAAATCACCATCAATTAATTCATCTAAAGTAGGAGCAGTAGGAACAGTCATTCCTACACTTCTTACATGAGTTTGGTATTTAGCAACAGCATCTTCTCCATTTACGATATAACAATGGTCATAGAAATTAGCAAAGAAAGTTTCTGCATCAGCAGTATGGGTATAGTCAGTCCCTGTTTTCGAAGTTAAGGCTGTAGCAGCGTGTCCAGAAGCGGATGCCAACTTGTAAAGTTTAGTATTCCAGGCTGCCAGAAATTCCTTAGAAGAATCACTTTCATTATAGAATCTATGTAAACCTGTTATAGCATGAGCATCACCTATAGAATTTGTATTATATTTAGCATATCCCTTGCGTTTCTCTACTTGACCAAGTTCATTAATGAACATATTATTTAATCCATCAATCGGTCTAGAAAGATTTCTAAGTTTTATTTGTGATGGGGATAAGTCATCTAAAATTTTTATTATTACTCTATCATCAGACATTTAAACCTCAATCAAATACGCTTGTATTTCCATATCTAACACCATAAGGAACTCTTTTTGGTCTATGTTCTGGTATTATTCTGGTTCTGTTATCTTTTCCTTTATTTAGTATACTATTGACTTTTCTTATACCATACTGGAAACTATTCATCATATCTTTGTATTTGACCATTTCATTTTTCTTGTACCAGCACTTGCCAATAGCATAATCTCTTATATAAACTCTAAAAGGAACAGTTCTATAATCTCCATTAAAAGGAGTTTCTGTAGTTGCTAAATCTGTAGCTCTTTCTATTCCATAATAACTTAATGTATCTCCAGCAGAGGGTTTTGGATAGAATCCAAACAAATCTCCTCTCATGTAATACTTATTAGGAGTTCCTGTTTCGTCTTTCCAGTTTTTATGATAATTATGCAACGCCTGGAATGAAATAGGGTCTAGTTTATTGTCATTATAAAGGATTCCTCCTTCATCAAGGGCTACAAAATCTGTATTTACCCTTACTTCCCTATCGTTTACTATATCAGTAGCTTCCAGGGTTTTAGTGTAATATGAAGAAAGCAGTCCTGTTTCTGATGTCAATAAAAGCTGTCCTTCATTGACCCATCTGGTTATTTCAGCATCGGTCCAGAAGGAAGCTGTAGTTTCGTTTATTAATGACCTAACATCAGTTATTATTTCTGTTATATTTGCTAACATTATTTTCCACCATTTCCAAACTTAGAATAGTGCTTGTCCACAATCTTTCTTATTGTTTCGACTCTTTTATCCAAACTCCCTATTCTATCAGATAGAGTTGTTATTTTGGCAGTTATTTTTTTGTCTATATGCTCTAATACTACCTGTTCAAATCTATCCATTCTTGTATCGAGAACTCGTTTATCTAAAGGTATCATTTATTCACCCCCTTATTCATTATAATATACTATGTAATCTCCTTCTTCTGCTGAAAGGTCTGCATATATTCCGTTAGCACAATAACAACCTTTTCCAGGAAGAAAAACATCTACTGTATGATTTTCATCAGAAACCATAACAAATCCTACTTCTGTACCTGAAGCAGCTGAAGCATTATCATACAATGTTAAAGTAGGTTCTGTTGCAGTATCTCCTACTAGAACAAACCCTCTTAGCCAACATGGATGGTTTACTATAGCAGCATTTGCTCCTTGTTTTCCACTTGATTTCATATTTTTACCTCGATTTTAGAAGGGGGCGTAAAGCCCCCTATATTTTATACAACATCAGTTTTATCAGCAAAAGCAACACCTTCTAATGCTAACAAATAATAAGTTTCTTCAGTAGCCCCATCAACAATTTTGACAGGAATCGTAGCATACTTGGTACCATTAATTTCTACAGAATATCCTGTAGTAGTAGTAGCAAGAGTTACTCCGCCAATATTTCCACCGACAGGTATAGTTGCTCTAGACATATTTCACTCCTATCTAACCTGAATACAGGTTATATAATCAATTAAAAAAGGGGCGAAATTACCGCCCCATTAGATTATTGTACTGTAGTAGCAGTACTTAACAGATTAACTCCGAAACAACCATTAAGAACAGTTGCAACAAAGAAAGCTCTCCAAGAAACTAAACTAAATGCGTTAGTAGCATTAGAAGTATCTTGAGGTCCAGAAACCTTGATGATTAATTTGTCTTTAACTCCGTCAAGTCTTGTACCAGCAATAGCGTGAGCACCGAAAATAGGTGTATGTCTAATAGTACCAGATGCATTGTAGACTCCAAAACCTCTATCCTGAGTAGATTCGTGAGCACTTCCGTCGGTGATTAATTCCATATAAGGTTCTGTATCTTCGTACCATCTTACTCCACCCCATTTTCCTATTTCTCCGTTCTTTATGTTTTCAGGTGAAGCATACTGTTGAGCATTAATCCAGTTAGAATCGCCCATAAAGTCGTACTGGACAAATGGGTCCATAATTCCGATGTAGTTCTTTCCGTCATATTTAGGTGCGTTCTGGAATTTTAACCAGGCAACTGCTCTTTCAACACTTCTTGCAGTAATAACATCGGTTGTTGTAAGACCTGTAGTAACTACGATTCTAAATGTATCACCAGCAGCAGGAGCTTCCTCTAAAGCAGGGCTAAATGTAACAGTATCTGTACTAGCCACAAAGTCGGTAACTAAGTGAGCAGAACCTTTATTTGTTCCACTAGTAAAGATAATTATTCCATCATTCCAGTAATTATCAGCCTGTGTTAAAGTAGCATCTACAACAGTTGTAGTAGTAGCAGAATCAACAGTTCCAGAAACAGCATATGAGCTATCATTATCTACCCTCATAGGATAGAATCCTTTAGCCATAGCCTGTCTGTAAAGTCTGTTAATACTTCTACCCATATTTTCACCCTGAAGCATAACAGCTCCGTCGGTAACATCATTGTAAGCAGTTAAGTCTAACAGTTCAGTGATTTTACTTGAATTAGTATATTTCTTAACTTCTTTCTCGAACTCGAAAGCCTGTAATTCTACAGCTTCTGGGTTTTCACCTTCAGCAGTTTCTTCTGTAACAATATCTAACGGAACCCATCTTGTAAAATTAACTTTTTTTCCTTCCTTCTGTGGGATGTCTCTAGATTTATCAGCTAAAGCATCAATAACCATAGAAGGTTTAGCATAGTATAACAAAGCCTTATCGTAATAAGTCTTCATTAATTGTGTAAGTGTACTTGTTGTTGTGGTAACAGCCATTATATTATCTCCTTAAAGATTTTAATTTTAATCTCCCTGGAGATACTGATTTATTTTCTAGCTGCACTCATTTCAATTATTTTCTGTCTGAGTGTTGGAAAATCCATATTATCAGCATCAATATCAGAACCCCTATTAACAGAAGCATTAGTCTGTTGCTGTACGAAAGTATTCTTTTTTGGTTTAGGACTAGGTGCTTCTTCCCTAGCTTTTCTTGCTTCTTCTTCTAATTTCTGTCGATTTTCCTCAAAGTGTCTGTCATAAACCACTCTATAGGCTTCTTCAAATGCTTTAGAACCAAACCTGTCAAAAAGGTAACGTCTTCCGTCTTTGTCTTTTTGATTAAGAACTTCATTAATCTCGTCTTGATATTTTTTATAAGGTACGAGACTATTTTCAGTTCTTTTAATCAGGTCTTGTTCAACAGATTCATTATTTGTTTTTGCTACTCTCTTAACCAGAGGACCAACTATTTCGAGAATCATTGGAGCTAAGGCTTTTTTAGGATTTTCAGAAAGTTCATCAAGCCATTTGTCAGCCTCTTCTTTGGACATATTATCAATAGTGTTATTGATAAGTTCCTGGGAAGCAGCATTGACAGAATATTTCTCTGTTTCTTTTTTGAGTTCTTCCTGTTTTTCTCTTAGTTTCCTTAATTCTCCAAGTTCTGACTGTTGTTTTGCCTGCATTTTTCTAAGGTTGATATACATTTTAGCAATTTCTTCTGGACTTTTACCTTTAAATTCATCAGGCAATTCTTCAGTTGTATCTTCAGTTGTCTCTTCAGTTTCTGAGGTTTCCTCGGTTACTTCTTCGGTTTCTTCTGGTTCTTCAATTGTAGGTGTAACATTCTGTTTGTGTTCTTCAGTCATTCTTATCGCAGTTTTTCTCAGTTCTTCAAAGCTAGGTTCAGAGTCTACGACTGTTTCCTGGTTAGCCTCAGGTACTTGTCCGTTAGGGGCACCTTTCTGGTTATTAACCTTTGTTTCTTTAGACATCTATTTATCTCCTTGTATTCTTTAATTGTTGTTCGGAATCTTTTCCGATTCGTATCACATTTTCGACTTCTTCTAATAAACTATTAATTCCATTAATCTTACCCTGTAAACTTAATAAGCCATCATGATTATTCTCC